AAGGAAGATGTAAGACCAGCAAGCGGTTTACCCCCTGCTTTATCCCATCGTAAAAATTGCTTTGCAATCTCAGCTTTACTGTCACCGGCTTTGAGCATTTTAACAAGTGTTGAATTAGCTAAATTACGTGCGCCAATATTGTAAGTAAGAGATACCAGCGCATCAAATTCATTTTGAGTTAAATCAACCTTGATAGCATTTACTGCGTGTTCATATGACGCTAATGTTTTAGATAATAGTAGTAACGCGGCTTCTTCATTTGCTAAAGTCTGACCTCGTTTAACCGCGCTACCATCAGAATATCGCGTTGAGCCAATGCCAATAGTCCAAACACCAGCTGGGCATTGATACGCCTTGAGCTTGCAACCTTCAAATTCTTTAATTAATTTTAAACCGCGTTCGCCTGTTTTCATTTTCGTGATCTCATAGAAAGTACCGTAATTAATTTTTGTGTAAGCCGTATCATGTCGTTATCGAGCAGGCGTATTTGGTCAATAAGCTCAATTAGCGCGTCAGTTGTTTCAGTAAGGATTGGCTTAACAATCGATGTTGCCCAAAGCCAAACGAAATAGACAATGTAACCCATGCTTCCCGATGCAATAATAGGGAATCCATACTGGTTGATATATTTAGCTAATGCGTCAACATCCATTAGTCAATTCTCTTTTCTTGGGGATTATTAAAGCGTGCCACTTTTTCTTTTTCAATAGGCATATCAAGCGTTTCTGTCATCAATACATCTATTTTTACAATATCCTCTGACATGGCAGTGACACGCCTATCGAGTTGTTTAATGATACCGATAAGGCTTTTAATCTTTTCAAGTACGCTATCAAGCAGGAATTTAATGGTCAAAAATACAAAGTACATTCCCACGCAAGCAGCAGCAATGGGGAAACCTACATCCGTTGCAAACTGTAGGAATTCCATTACTTACTCGTCCACCAAGCGATAAACGAAAACAACGCTCCAATGGTAAAGACAATGCCTCCAATAAACCCTTTATAGCGCGTTTGCTCGTTTTTCATTTCTTCAAGCGCATGAATTATATCGTCAAGTTTATCGTTTTGACGCTTGAAATCATCTTCAAGCGTTTCAATCCGTTGCTCCACTTTAGCTAATCTGCAAGCATCATCAGGCATTATCTTACTCCGCTAATTGTTGTCTTAACTGCCCGATTTGAATTTCAATATCTGCAAGCCATGTTGTATCGATAGCTAAAATAGCTTCCCGCTGTCTGCGAGGTGTGACTGAATCTTCTAGTTTTGCAATCTCTGCTTTGATTTTTGCTTTCTCATCTTCAATCTTTTGAAGCTGTGCTTCAGCCAGTTGCTCTGCATTGAGGTCTAAGACTATCCACGTTTGTTCCCAGTGATTAGGCAGAGCTTCTACAGGTACGCCCTGTGCAATAGTCTGTGTGTACTTATCGTAATCTGGTTGCCCAGCATCAAACACGCACGAGTAGCCTTCTACTGTAAAAGGCACAGGGAAAGACGTATTAGGATGCGCTGCACGGATTTCATGTTCCGTGCTGACTTGGTGTGTTTGTAAATTGATGTAATTTGCCATTGTTATGTCCTATGCTACGCTCAAAAAGATGTAAGATGCGCCCATTATATTGGTCGTTAATAACGCCGTTGCACCCAGTGTAAAGCCACCCGATGATGCGTAGACACCGTTATTACCTGTCACCTCTGCCGCTGTGGAGTTAAGCAGTAAGTATGGGCTTGAACCACTTGTTAATCCACGAGCCGAATCAAATGTGTACCAATCGCCAGTAGAGTCTGTACGCTTAATCAAAACAAATCTTGCACCACCAGAGCCAAACCCACACGCAATTGCTTGTCCTGTACCGTTACCCGTATAAGAGCCTACTTTTGAGATTCCAGCGAGTGTGGCGAATAGGTAAGCGACATAATTTGTTCCGCCACTTTGACTGACAGGTTGAAACGTTGTAGATGTAATTGAAGACGAATAAGCTGTTGCTGCATTGTTAAGATTTAGTACCAAATATTGAGTTGCATTAAATGCAAACCAGTTTCCAAATGCCCCACCATCTCTATTTTTTTGGATAATTAACTCAGGAACAACGCCTAAATTGTGTGTAACTGGCGGAGTTGCACCACTACCCGTATAAGCCACCACGTCGAAGAAGCCGGTGGCGCGGCGGAAGTTGAAGTAAACAGTTGTTGCATAACCAAGATACTGCGGGATTTGATAGCCCGTGTTGTCCCAAGCCCTAGTTATATTAAACCCTGTGGTCTCTGCATCAGTTAAATTTGTTTTTATCCACGGCGATGTTGCCGAGTCAACCGGAGTTGTAACTACGCCACGCAACCTATCGACGACAAACCTGCCAATCGTTGCGCCTGTGTATGCCGGTATTTGCAAGTCAACCGGAAAGCTGGTGGTTAAAACTGTGTTGGCTACTGCGGCTGAATATATCGGGCTAAACACCTGCGTCCCCGTTGTAGGCGGCTTGTTTGGGCGACGGATTGCCATGTAACAATATGTCTGATTAGCACCTAAAGCTCTAGCATAAAACCCAGTGGCAGTCGGATTACCATATTGAGTAGCAGTAGTTTCCGCGTCGGGTGTATCGGCAAATAGTTTTGCGTCTCCAGTTGACATAGTCCACCCGCGCATCGTATCAAAAATATACCAATTACTAATACCACCTGAATAGGATTTTAATAAAACGTATTGCGGTTCCCATCCTAGATTAACATTCGCTTCACTTGCGACATCGGCTGATGTTGTAAACGACCCACACTGAATAATCCCAGTTGATGACGTGTCGTGAGCGTAACCATAAATGACATAAGTTCCGGTTGGTGCTGACGCTGAAAGTGTTGCAGTCGTACCAGAAACAGAAAGCCAAGCATCGGTTGTACTTTGAGCCGCTCTAGTATTTAATTTTAAATTGTTACTTGCAGTTAAACTTCTTTGCCAAACTGTCCAATCACCAGTAGTTGTAGTGATTTTAGCAATAACCATCCCCACCGTACCAAGTACCGATAAGTCGATATTGTTTGCTGTGCCGTTTGTATGCGTTATTGTCTGAACATCAAAAAACTTCGCGGCTTCGCGGAATGTCCATGAAACGTAGTTAGGCCCTCCAAATCCAGCAGAACCCACAATACCAGAAGCAGCGGACAAAGAAAAACCATTTGAATTAAACGCACAAGCATTTGTTCCTTGGTTTGATTGTGCCGCCGTATCATTACTAATTAAAGAATAGCTGCTGCCTCTAGCCGTATCATATAACCTGTGATTTTGCGCTCCGCTGCGTGACTTACCCCAAACCAATCCACCTTTTCCAGCTAAGTCAATCCCATTAGTGATGGTTTGCGCTGCATCTGTGCCAGTATAAAGCCAAGTAGAAAACACATCATCGACATAGAGCGTTGCGTCTGCGCCGTTACCTGCAGCTTCTTGTAATTTTTTAGCTAAAAATATGCCGATGCAGGCAAGTAAGAAGTTATCCATGCACTACCACTATAAACACGCATTTCGCTACTTGTTGTGTTCCAATAGAGCGCACCGGTAAGTAACGCATTACCATCGTTGTCAACTGATGGGTCAGAAGATTTTGCACCTAAATAACGATCATCAAACGAGTCATAACTAGCCGCTGCGGCTGTTGCACTACTTGCCGCATTACTAGCTGAAGTTGATGCGTTAGTTGCTTGAGTGGTCGCAATACCCGCCTGTGTTGTAGCAATACCTGCTTGAGTAGTCGCAGTTGTGGCTGATGTTGATGCACCCGATGCACTTGTCGCTGCGTTAGTAGCGCTTGTCGCTGCCGCAGTTTGACTAGCAGTACAGCTTGCTACACTTGCCGTCACAGAGGATGCACTTGTCGCTGCGTTAGTGGCAGAAGTTGATGCGCTTGATGCTGATGTGCTTGCTGACGATGCACTGCTTGCGGCATTAGTTGCTTGAGTAGATGCCGTCGATGCACTTGCCGCTGCGGCTGTTGCCGATACCCCTGCATCGTGAGCGTAAATAGCCGAGTTTGGCGTTAAGTGGAAAAACCCTGTTGAAGTGCTGTAGCGAACCTCAATTATCCCTCCAGCGCTAATATCCCCTGCTTGAATCGGTTCACTATCTGTGAGTCTAATGGATTTCGTACCAAGACTATTTAAATTGATAGTGGCGCTACCCGTATTGTCATTAAGAGGTCTAAATACAACCTGTAGTCCATCGGTGTAACTTGTTATGGAACTATCTAGTGCTACCACATAGCTATTTGCTGTACCTGTGTCTACAGCGAAATTGACCGTACCACGTTGAAGTTTGGTTTCACTTGGAAGTAATCCAAATGCAATTACAGTAGCCGCCTTAAGAGCGTTAACGTCTGAGGATTTTGCTAGGGTAATCTGAGCAATATCAGCTGGTGGGTTAAAGGTACTCATCTTTTGTCCTTACGTCATCTCGACGTTATGTGTAGCGTAATTATGCGTTATGGCGCATACAAATTATTAAACTAACCCGTGATTTATCCGAATCATTTAACACCCAATGGTCAACAAGGTTATTAAAACTAAATATATCACCCACAGGAGTAATAACAGATTGTCCTTCGTAGTTAAAAGATTGTTTATCATTGGATTCTAAAGGG